GCTCGACCACTTGCCCGTTGCCCGTGCCGCGGCCTGCCTTGGCCCATTGCGACGTGATCGAGGGCAGCACCTCGGAGGTGATCCGATCGGACATCTGCGAAAAGTACGGGTTGCCAGCGCTGAGATAGTTCCCGTTGAGCGTATCCCCAACCATGCCCTGAGCGCTCTTGACCAGGGGCGAGCCCGCTTGCGCGCGATTGGCCATGCCGGACAACGCCTGCTCGGTTTCAGGGGCGAAATTGGCGTATGTCTGGCCTGGGAAGAACTGTTGCCCTTGCCGTTGCGTGAACACGTCGTTTGCCGCCGACAAGCCCCGCTCGACGCTCGGAAGTGCGGGTGCCCATGGGTCGGTCTTCTGGGTCTTGTTTTCGCTCTGCGTCGTCTTCGAGGTCGTCATAGCGCTTTGGCCACCGTGATCGTGATCTTTTCCCAACCGAAACGCTTCAACGCGCGCTCCCAACCAACCCTGCAGACGCTTTCAGCTCTGACGCACCCGTTGGCCTTGGCCCATGCCTCGATCTGGTCGAGCAGGTGCAGCCAATCCACCATCCCCGTACCGCCGAGATATGGAACACCGCAGGTTTTCCCTGCTGCCGTGTCATAGATCTCAGTCACCACCGCGCCGACTGTTCGGCTCCCCCTTCGGATGGCCCAAAGCTGCATATCGCGGGCGTCAATCTTCTCTCGTATGCGCTCGACGCTCTGTACGCTTGCCGTCGCCTTGACTGCGGCGTCGATGAACCCCACCAGATACGGCCACACCAGATCCACGCGCGGCGCCGGGACCGGGATCAGCCTAGCGGATGACGATGCAGTCGAAGGTTTCGGTTCCGGCTGCAGCGCCATGGGTGAGCGTGAATCCGGTTCCTGCGGTTCGGGCTGAGACATAGGGGCTCAATGCGGCTGCGGCGGAGCTCGTCGGCGTGATCGAGACGCGGTGATCGGCGCTCATGCCGGCCCAGGCAACGCTGGTCGTGGTTCCGGCCGTCAGCGTGATCGAGCGCGTGGTGTAGTCCTTGTAGGTCTCTGTCGTGAGCAGGAGCGCGAGCCGCTTGCAGAAGTCGTAGAGCTGCTGTTGGCCCGATCCGCTCGGCGATGGCCAGATGTTGCCGTTCGCCATCACCTTCCTCCTGTCAAAATGCTGGTATGATGCACGCCTTCGAGCCGCGTCCAGATTGCGCCCGCCGAGACGTTCAGTCGTGCCCTGAGAAACCGCGCATCCATGCGCTGGGGGCAGTAGCCTACCCGGTTCATCGCCGTAGCTTGGGTGTAGGCCACCGACGCACCCGGAAGCGCCCGGCGATAGCCGACCGAGGCCGAGATATTGGCCGCCTCGAAGTCGCCCACCGGCCAGATTTCCGTCACCAGCGCGCGTTTACCAGCAGCCGGCTCGAATTCCCCGGTCTCGACGATGGCTTGCCGGTTTCCGCCCGTGAACGTCCCGATCCGGTGATTAGTGATCGTAACGCCGGCCAGCAAACGCCGCTTTTCGTCGAACACGTTGCTGTCGATGTTGATCGAATCGAGATTGGACGAGTCGAGATCGTCTGACGGCTCGTAAAGCTCGAAATTGTCGACCGTCAGCGCTTCCACCGGCATGTCGGCAATCACCTCGAGGTCAACCTCGTCGTGTGTCCACCGGCCATCCGTCAACGAGTAGATCAGAAGCTCAGAAATGGTGGACGACGAGCCCGCAGGGAAGCCGAACACCACGAATTTGTTGATCGTGTCGATGCCGACCTGCACCCAATGGCGGTAGCCGTAGTTGAGCCGGCGCTGGAAGTAGGCATCGACCTTGCCCGAACCGATTGGCGTGCTCGAGTTGCCGTCGAACACGTAAAACCCGTCGTCGGCCGCGAAAAACACGCTCCCGCCGAACCGTGCGGCCGCATTGGGACCGATCGCGCCGCGCTTCGTCTCGACGGCATCCTGTCCGAAATCCCAGATCACGGGGGGGCCGACGTAAACCGCGCGCCGGATCGCGCGTTCCTGGAATATTGCCGCATATTCACCAGGGACAATGCACTGGATCTTGCCTTGCGCCTGGTCGAGCAGCTGCGTTCCAGATTGCGTGGTAGCGCTAGGCGTCCAATCGGTGATGTTGTTGAATGCGGACCAGTAGACCGTGAAATCTTTCCCCATCATCAGGAAGTCGTTGATACGGGCAACGCTCGTTGCTTGCGGCGGAGATCCTGCGAGATTGGCGAACGCCGACGAAACGCCGAGCTGGTAGACTTGCGGCGCGTGTGCACGGGCAACAGCGACCACGTAGTCGCCGAACTGCTCGAACTGCCACCAATCCTCGGTTCCGAGCGAGTAGCCGCCCGACTTGCTCTTGTCGGTTGCCACGCGAGACACGAGCAGATTGAGCTTGGTGGCATCGCCCGCGAATATGAACCCGTCGCCGTTGCTGTCGTAAACGCCCTTCAAACCGAGGCAGATGCCAGCCGTTGCAGCATTGGCCCCGCCGTAGTCGGTAAAGGCGCGGAACGGCGCATAATGGCCGGCGATCGAGACCACGCCGAGCGCTTCCATTGCGCCGTTCTTGCGGCTGGGAAGGTCCGGCGTCCATTCGGCGAAGGCGATGGTATCAGGCATGTCAGAGCGTCCACGGCGCTATGCGCCCGGTCGTGGCCTTGGCCGCCATCTTGCGTTCGAGCGGTCCATACGCTTCAGCCAGCGCGTCCTTGGCGAGGCTGACGCCTTCCATGTCCCGCACGATGTCACGGTAAAGCATGATCTTGGCCTGGGCGCGTATCAGCCCCTCGCCCTCCGTCATCCAGGCGTTGCTGTCCGCTTCGGCCGAGAGCGTGGAGAGCTGCGCCAGCCCTGAAATCGTGCCCACATAGGCCGCATCGGGGATCGGCGCCAAGCGGATCTGATCGCCGAAGAACCCGAAGAACGCGGGCTGGCCTGTATAAGTCGCGGCCGGCGCCTGCTCCCGGTCGATCCACTGTTGCGTTCGGTCGTCGAGCACATAAGGCTGGTCGTTGTAGGTCAGCGTGAAGCTGTCCACCTCGACGAGCGTCTCGCCGGTTCCGATCGCGCTGCCGTCCGTGTTCGTCAGTGACGACAGGGCGTAGTATTCCTGGCTCGCCACCGTCGTCAGCAGATAGCGCTTTTCGTTGAAGTGAAACCGCGTCGGCGCCCAGATCGCGATTGCGGAAATCACCGCGTTCGCGATCTGAGACGAGAGATCATCGCGGACTATCTCATCCGCGATGCGCGTTTTCATGGTCCCGAACGTGGACATTACGAGTAGTACGTCGGGTTCGGGATGTACTCGATCCAAGCGAAGCCGGCGCCGGTCGTTGCCGCCGTGCCGGACATCGCAAGGGTCGCCGTAATGGTGGTATCGCTGGTCACATAGGCGTCATTGCTCGTCGCCATTTCGTCGACCACGATCACGCCGACCGTACCCAACGCGAGATCCGTTGCGAACCCGTCGTCATCAGCAGATGTGCCGATGTCGAGCAGGTTCGTGGTCGCGGCGTTGAACACGGTGGTCACGCACACACCACCGCGAAGCACCAGCGATCCGGCCGGGATCACGCCGAGCGTGTAGACCTTGCCGGTAAGATCCGCGTAGCTGATCGGCACACGAAGATAGTGCACCGCGTTCAAGCGGAGATCAGTTGCAGGAGTAGCCATTGTGTTTGATCCCCTCTCTTAGTGCGCGACGGCGTAGGTGCTGACGGTGATCGTGCCGAAGTCGACCGAGTTATAGATCGACTTCTTCAGACCGCCGATGCAGCCGGCCTCGACGCCGAGCTGGTTGCCGTAGTCGAACAGCTCTTCGTTCCACGAGTACTCCTTGAAGGAATGCCCCTGTCCGAAGCCGCAGACGCCGGCCTGAGCGCCGCACAGAACCGCGCGGCGCGTGCTCGTCTGAGCAGCGCCCGTGGTCGAGTGCACGCCCTGCGTGACGCGGATGGCCTCGTGCAGAACAACGCCGTTGTAAACGCCGAGGGCGCCGGTGAAGATCGGGTTCTCGCCAACCTTGCCGCCTGACATCGCCGCCTTCTGGATGTCCAACCACTGGCCCGTGCTCGTACTCGTGCGCAGGTCCGTGACCTGATACGGGTGCAGGAACATGGCGTAGTATTTGCCGCCGTTGATGTTGATCGGACGGATCAGCGGTGTTGCGACCTTGGCCGCCTCTACCGCCTTGTCGATCAGGCTCAACGTCATGACCTTCGTGTTGTCGGCGTTGACGGTCTCGTCAGCTGAGCCGGTGGCGAAGATCTTCCGGCCGGCAGACGGTGCCGTCACGGTGTTGTTGCCGGTGTAGCGGGTGTCGCTCTGCACAGTGTAGCCGCAGATCTGGTTGAAGAACCAAGTGTCCCACCGATCGGCCCACCAGTCGCGAAGACCGCTCATCGCCTCTTCGCGTACCGAGAACGGCACGCGCTGTTGGCTCATCTTGCCGGCGCTGCGAACAGCGTGGCGAAGCTGATTGATGACAAAGTCGTCGGTGTAGGTCGTCAGCGCCTCTTCGTTGCCTTCCAAGGTGTTGTCGCCCTGGATACCGTCGCCGGTGAGCTGCATGCGGAGCGTGACGCGAACCCGGTCGCCTGGACCTTTCTTCGTGTCGTTGCGGATCTGGATGACGGAGCTGTCATCCTCGCCCATGAACTTCTGGATGTAGGTCGCCTTCAAGGCTTCGTGAGCGAGCTTGCGCGACCACAGCTTGACCGCCTCGTTGGCGTTCACGCCATAGTTAGTTACTGCCATCTCGTGGCATCCTTTCTGTGTGGCTTGTTGGGGTTAGTGCGCGGTGCTCTGCTCTTGACGCCGGCAGGCTGGCAGCATCGATTGGACGGCTCGATGGGGCCGAAAGTCTCAAAACGCGGTAGGCAACATGAGTATCGGGTTAGACGGCCCCGATCAGCCGAGCAATCCTGCATTCTTCATGCGCTTGAATTCCTTGTCGGCCTTGTCCGGGTCGTCAAGGTAGAGCTGGGCGAGGTCGTCGGCCGTCATCACGTTCGACGTGCCGCCGACACCACCGGAAAGCGATTTGGACGCCGCCATGCCGGCCTTGGTTGCCGTAATCGGCGTGGCCTGAGCGGTCGCCTTGCGCGAGATCTGAGGCACGGCGGGAGCCGCTGCCTTGTAGCCGCGCTGATGAGCGATCTTGTAGTAGAGTTCGGCCGGTGACATCTGCATCTGCAGGGCTTGCCGCGCGATCGTGATCCGGTCGTTGTTGAGCACTGCAGCGCGCATGGCGGCCGGCGACTCGTATCCAGACTGTTCGGCGTAGGCTTGCGCCGTGTCCGGGATCATCAGCTCGAGTTCGCGGACGCGGGATTCCTCGAGGAACGTGACGGCCGGGTCGTAGTCGGGATTGGCCGAGCGCATTTCCTGCTCGGAGCGCTGTACCTCGCCCCAGAAGCGCTGCTCGTGCTGAGCGCGCTGGAATTGCTCGACGGTCTGCTGTGATCCCTGCGTGAGGCGTTGGATTTCAGCCTTGGCCGATGCCAGTTCGTGCTGAAAATAGCCGATCGGGTCTTCCTCGATCGTCGGAACCTTGGGCGCGGCTTCCTGCTGTGCGGCTTGCTGGCGCTGTGCCACGACTTGGCGCAACACCGCTTCCATGTTCTGAGCACGTTCGGCCGCTTGCCGGCGCAGATTGCGCTCTTCGCTCAGCGCGCCCTGGATCTGCTTGTGGCGCTTGTCCAATTCCTCGTATGGAATCGGCTCTTTCGCTTTCTCGGCCTCGGTCTTCTCGACCTTCTCGACGGCTTCCGGCCCTTCCTTCGCCTCGACTTCCGGCGCTTCTTCTTCCGGTTCGTCGCCGCTCACGTCCTTTTCGAGCAGATCCCACTTGGCCTGCTCTGCGGGGTCGGCCGCTTCTGCTACGTCTGCCGTTATCGTTCCTTGGCTGTCACTCACTGTCGGTTCCCCGGTGGCTGTTGCGGTTCAAGGGTCTGCTGATAGGCTTGCTTCGTCGCTTGCACGGCGCGGGCCTGGTTCAATACCGCCTGCGTTTCGTCCTTGGCTGCTGTCGCGGCTTCCTTGCGCAGCGCGAGCTGCTGGCCGGCCTGCTGGATCTGCTCTTGTGCCGGGTCGGGCTGGCCCGCTTCCGCCAACGCCTTGCCGATCTTGGCCGATACGCTCGACGGCAACGGCGAGTAGCGCAGGAACTCCTGCCAGACCTGCATGGGCACCGGCTGCTTGGTTAGAATCGGCAACATCTGGGTCATCATCCCCCAGACGGCTTCCTTCTGGTTCGCGCTCATCGGGGCTTCGTCAACGATCACGTCATAGGATGCGGTGTCGCCCTGTTTCACGAGCGGAACGTACTGCTCAGCGCCCGATTCCGCGCCTGCGATGCGGATCAACCGGCCATCCGAAATGTACTCCTGGATAAAGTGCAGCATGATCCGGCCTTGCATCTTGCGATACCGGCGAAGGCTGTCGAAGAACACGGCGAGAATGGCGTAACCGGCCTGTTTGCGCTGAGCTTCCAGAACGCCGGCCTGTTCCTTCTGCACGAGGCCGAGCAATTCGAGGTTGATGCCCGTGACCTGGGGCATCGAGCCAACGGCGAACTCGAGCAAGCGGTCGAGCCCTTGCGGGTATGCCTTGGCTTCGCGCTCCTGAATGCCGGCGAGCTGGCCGCGCTTGACGCCGATGAAGCTGTCCGGCTTGCCCCAATCTTCCAGCGCCTTGCGCTCGTTGACGAAAGCGCCTTCCTCGTGGAGCACGCCGCCCTTCGACGACGTGTTGAGGATGTGAAGGATTTGGCTGAGCCACTTGTTGGCCCACATCTGCGGGTCCATCATCGCCCGCACGATGCCGTACCACGTGCCCTGATTGCGGTCGCGCTTGCCGGTGATGCAGTTGAACGTGAACTGATTGCACGGGATCGGGCTTTTCGGCTCGAGCAGCACGTCACCCGACACGAACGCCTGATAGTACTTGCGCACCTTCAGCTTGACCGCGGGCGGCGGCTGCATGTCGGAGATCTTGAACGCCTCTTCCAGCTCCCACCACTGGAAATGCTTGATCCAGACCTTGCCCTTGTTCTGGTCCTCGCCCGAGACTTCAGGATCGCCGTTCTCGTAGTCGTCGCCGGCGCCCGTCTGGCCTCGGCTCATCATCGCGTCGGCCTCGGCACCATCGGCGCCGCTCGACAGGATCTTGGTCTTCCATTCCTTGGGCAGATCGGAGCGGTTGCGATAGCGCCCGCGGTAACAGAACTGACGATCGGCGAGGTTGCGCTTTCGTGCGCTCCACATCTCGAACGGGTCGATGCGGTCGATGCGGATCGTTCCTTCCGGGTCGATCTCGTAGTCCATGCGGGTTTCAGTCCAACCCATCCCGCAAACGATCACGTCGGAGAACGCATCGCTCTCCTCATCCTCGGCATCGCACAAGTCCCGCGCCCAATCGTTGGCCGCGCTGATCACCTCGTTGACCTGCACGTCGCCGATTTCACGGGGAACGAAACGCACCTCCTGACGGTTCAGGATTTCCGCACCTAGTACGGCATCAACCATCGGCCCGGTGCGATTGAACACGATCGGCTGGCGCAGCTGCTCGAGCAATATGGCCTTGTCGTCCTGGCTCCACTGGTTGCCGGCCACGAAATCATAGGCGCGGCGCGATTCCGTGCGCCATGTCGACCAGTGCTGACGGGCCTGCTTTTCCCATGACTGCAGCTTGGCCAGAAGCTCTTCGTCTTCGTGCTCTTGGCCTTCCTCGGCGCCCTCGGTTTCGAGTTCGTCTTCGTCGTCGCTCATGCCGCCCATGCGCTGCCCCCAGCTCGACGGCGGCTGTAGCGGTCCTGCTTCTTCTCGACTGGATGGCGAGTGGTCGCAAATCTGCGCATCATGACGGCGTATCTCGTCGCGCTCATCAAGTCGTCGATCAGCTTCACGATCAGACCTTCTTTGCGGTGGTACATGCGGAATTCTTCAAACCACTCGGCATTGTTGCTAAACACTTTGAGCCGGTTGCTCTGCATGCGCTCCAGCATTTCAGTGATGCCAGCTTCAACGCCGTTCGTACCGTCTTCGTGCGTTGCTCGCTCGGGGAGCATGTTCAGGTGATGCGTCCGGTATTGATCCGCCAGCGTGTCACCGGATTGCCGGTCGCGCTCCAAGCCGTCATGAGGCCAGGCATAGGGTATCCACTCGCCCCATGGCCTGATC